TTTCCTGAGAGGTCTGAAGCGCTTTCTGAGCAGCGATCTGATTGTCAGAAATCTTGCTCTGCTGAATCCGATCAAGCGCAGCCTCTGCGGAATCGTGCTTCTCTTGCGCGGCGCGGAGCTTCTCTTGAGCGGCAATGCTCTTGTCAGTGAGGACAACTTGCTGAGCGCGGTCGAGTTCGGCTTGTGCAGACTGGAATGTCTGCTGTGCAGTCTGGAGCGAGAGTTGCTGACCACGATCCAGAGCCGACTCTCCAGCCTGGAATGCGCGATTGATGATGCCCTCGCCAGCCTGGAAATCTTGCCGAGCCTTCTCCAGCGCTGCCGCGGCCGTGATGTTCTTGTCGGTCAGCATGATCTGCTGAGCGCGGTCCTTCTCAGCCTGCGTAGCCTGGAAGGTCTGAGATTCGCGAGCCAACGTGACGGATTGCTGTCGATCAAGTCCAGCTTGCTCGGACTGGAACGCCTGCCGCGCAATCTCAAGCGCCTGCTGGGCAGTGATGCTCTTGTCGGCCAGCATGATCTGTTGTGCGCGGTCCTTCTCAGCTTGGGTCGCTTGAAAGGTCTGAGCAGAGGTCTGAAGCGCAGCTTGCTGACCGCGATCCAGAGCCGATTCGCCGGCTTGAAATTGCCGCGCAATCAACCCCTCTCCGGCCTGGAACTGTTGCTGGCTGGTCTGCAGCTCACGCTGCTGAACACGATCCAGATCCGCTTGCGCACCCTCAAAATTCTGCTGCGCAGTCTGCAGGGCCCGCTGAGCTTCAATGCTGCGGTCGGTCAGCGCTCGCTGCTGAGCGCGATCGAGCTCCGATTGGGCCGACTGGAACGTCTGCTGCGCCTGTTGCAGCGTGACCTGCTGCAGCCTGTCAAGCGCAGACTGCTCGCCCGTGAACCTCTGCTGGCTTTCCTGCAAAGCCTTTTGATTGACTCGGTCCAGCTCGCTCTGAGCTCCCTGGAAATTCTGCTGCGCAAGCAACAGCGCCTGCTGAGCCTCAATGGACTTGTCGGCCATCGCCGTCTGCTGAGCCCGGTCAAGCTGCGCCTGCGCCGCCTGGAAGGCTTGCGTGGCGACGTTTTGCTCTGAGGTGAAGACCTGAGAACCGATGCGCTCTCCGGTCTGGAACTGGCGCTGAGCCGCGTTCTCGCCGCGCTCGAACGTCTGCTCGCCAAGCTGCAGGCCGAACTTGTTCTGCTCGCCAGCATTGAACATTCCGCCTTCGTTGACGAACTTCTGGTTCGCCAGCGCTTGATTGCTGTAGGTCTGCGCGTCCTGCTGAGCGATCGGCGTGATGCGGTCGATCATGGCCGCCACGCCGGCACCCTGCGCCATGGAGCTGTTGACCAAGCCGCGCTGGTTCATGTTCTGCATGGCCAGCGTGCGAGCACGCTGCATCAGCGGGTTGTCCTTGGCCAGCAGGCTTTCTACTTGTCCGGCCGCGGTCTCGGTCTGGCGGTCAATCTGACGCTGCTGCACCTGGAGCTGCGCGGCCTGCGCCATTGGCCCGACCGCGGTGGCGGCCGGGGTAGTAGAAGCAAGCTGCCCGGAGCTGGAATTGCCCATGGCGCCAGCAACGATTCCAGACCCGCCAGACGGCTGCTGAGTGTCGTAGGGGTTGTTGGTGACCATGGTTGCCATGAGAAGCCCTCAAACGAAAATGGCCCGCCGAAGCGAGCCAGTGAGGTCACCGCAGACGCAGTGACCCGCAGAAGATTGTAGGTGGAAAGACAGCATTGTGATAGTCCTGGCTCACAGGAGCTCGCACTCTGCGTCGCGTCGTTTCACCAAGCCGGGCAGAACACGCCCGCCGCCGCGTACCCAGAGTATGAGCTGCTCCTTGGCGCCCTCCCAGTCCAGCGCGTCCACGCGCTTGCGCAAGGTGCTTCCTCTGTACCTGGCCACGCCGAGGTTGTAGGCGAAGTCCGTCAGAGCGCCGAGCGCTCGCGGGTGCGCCAGGAGGCCCGGAGACGCCTTCAACACGCCCGGCAGGTAGGTCACCCTCAGCTCGTGCATCAGCCAGGCCTCAGCGGTCTTCTTGTCGATCGGCGGGTCGTCCATCGACACCTTGCTGCCGTCAGGCTTCCAGACCGTTCCGTAGCCAATGGTGGGGTAGCCGGCCGGGCAAATGTAGGGCTTCAACCGCAAGCCCTCGAACGGCCGGCACAGCGCAGCCGCAATGTCGACGGCCTCACTTACGGGTCCGCTCATATACCCGCCCCACAAACCAGAACGACAAGATCATGTTGAACACGGCCAAGTCATCCGCGCCCCACATCGTGATCAGCACGTCCTTCCAATTTCCGCCCTGCTCAATGGCGATCAAGTACGCCGCCACCTTTACAGCGACAAACAGCCCAAGGAAGGCGTAGGTCACCACCGGCCGGACCAGCGCAGAGAGGGCCGAAACAAACCAGCCGGCGTTCTTGGCCGTCTGGCTTTGCTCCTTGAATGCCTCGGCCATCGTGTCCATCTCGGCCATCGTCATGGCTGCTTCGGTCTGACGCATGGCGATCTCCCCACGGATCTTGGCGAACTCCATCTCCGCCCCGACCATCGCAAGCTCGTGCTTGCGCTCGTTGGCGCGGTCGAACAGCTTGAACGCCTCCGGGGCCAAGCGAAGCAGGCCGCCAAACACGCCCCCGAGCAAGGTTTCCAGCATGGCTTACTTTCCGAAGAACTTGGCGCCGAATTGCACCAGCGTGAAGAGCACCGCGGCCGCGGCCCACACGCCGATACCGCGGTTGATCCACTGGTCCAGCGCACGCTGGGTCTTGTGGATGGCTTGGTCGTGAACGGCCAGATTGGCCTCGCACTTGCCAATGCGCTCGCCCTGCGAGGACTGGCGCTCCTCAATGAGGATGAGGCGCTGCACAGCGTCTGTCAGCTTGTCCACTTTGCTCTCCAATCGAAGAATGGCGTCGCTGTATGCGGTTTCCATCACGAGATCCTTTCAGTCCTTACTGTTACGCCAGCTCTTCCGCCCTTCGGGCCGAGACCTCCAGCGGGTTGTTTCGGTAGCCGTGGCGGAGGGTGAACCACAGATACCGTGCGTAGAAGCCGATCACGCCAAGCTCGTCGATCTGCCGTGCGTGTTCGCGTTCATGCTTGATGAGACGTTCGTCTTGCAGACGCTCGGGCAGGATGTAGATGCCCCATGGGAGCGTCACGCCCGCGAAGCCGGTACGGCGTAGGGTCCAGCCAATCAGGCCGTTTGCGGGGCGGATGACCATAGTTGGACCTCAACAGCTTGCTGAGCTTGGAACGCAGCCACAACCTCCGGCGTCCAAGCCACGTTGCAGATTGCCACCACGTTGGCAGGCACACCCGTCAGGTCTTGCCCCGGAGCGAGGCTGTTGCGGTGGTACTTCTTGGTCAGTTCCTCACCGTCCTCAAGAATTCGTGTGGCCTCTCGGTACAAGACGACGCCGCTCTCGGTGACTGTGATCTGATCGACTTTGGTTTCTTTCGTGATTGCCATGATGGCTCCTTTCGTTGTGGTCCGACCGCGCTAGTTATCCGGCGTGGTTAAACAGAGTAAGTTCCGGTGATTAAAAGTTCTGCTGTAGCATCGTAGGCTACAGATGATCTTACCCCAGTACCCAACGCATACTGAAATATGCCAATAGTCGTTGCATTATTATTTACATAAGAAAACAACACACTATTTGCAGCGAGAGTCAGTCCATCACAAGATGTTGCAAGCTGAGGAAACACAGAAGCGTTAGCAGACGTAAAAGGCAAACCTGATATTCGCAAATCACCTGTACCTGTCCCACTACTCCACTGCACATACAACTCAATCTCAACTACACGGCCAATCTTGGTGTATCTGCCAACTCTGCTTGTATACGTTGCTGTACCAGCAAGTGTCGTACCTTCAATAGTTGGCGTCCAAGTCCCCTCCTCATAGTCGTCCAAGGTGTTGGCGTCGGATGAGGCGGATTGGGTTGCGGGGAAGGTGATGCCTGCGCCTGAAGATGAAGGGGTTGTATTCCCCACACCTATAGTGCTCTTTGTTGTGACCAGTCCAGTATTGTCAATCTGGAAGTTCGCACCAGACGCAGAGGTGACGCTCAATACCGACGTATTTGTATTGGCAGTTTTTGCAGAGTAGATGCGGAAAGTTTCGCCAGATCCGCTGGTGGCGGCATGATGGAACCAAAATGCGTTCTGGCTATCTGATTGATTGTTGTACCACTCGTAACCTTTATATTGGTTATTGCCACTGCCAACAGTTGTTCCGGTGGTGCTCCACTTAAACACGCCAGATGCTGGCTGCCACATTGGAGATGTGCCCAACAACAAAAAGCCAGTATCGTGCTCTCCGTAGGTTGATGGCACACCAACCCCTAATTCAACGCCTCTACTATTAACTCCATTAGCGCCAACAATTCTAATATAAGCGTTTGTCGCTGTAGCGGAACCTGTTGAGGTCTGGCCATAAAAGTAGGCAATACCGTCAGTTGGCGCCGTTGCACCTGCATTCTTGTGGATGTAAGACGCCCAGGTATTCGCCGTCGTGGATAGGGCGTGGAGTCTGTAGCTTGGCGAAGTGCCAATCCCGAGATTGCCGGAGGAGTCCAGACGCATCGACTCCGTGCCACCCTCTGCAAAAGCAATGGTGTCAGCAGCGGGAAAGAAGATGCCAGTGTTGAGGTCGTCAGACTTGGAGATGACTGGAGCCGATGCAGACCCGGCAGAACTGACTGCTAACTGACCACCGCTCGTGATGCGGGCGCGTTCAGTTGGGGTGGAGGCCCCATCGAGGGTGGTAGAAAACACCAATCTACCGGGCATGTCATTGCTGCCGGGAACGCCATCGACAAACGCCTCAATAGACGCACCGGCTTGCGCCAAATCTACGCCGTCATCACCAACAAAGTAAAAGCCACCAAGCAAATCATTATTATTGACAATGGTGCGCGATCCAGGGCTTGTGTTTCTGCTCTTGACAAGGTTTATTTGAGGGCCAGAAGCATTATTGGCGCCGTACGTAAAACTAGCAAGGCGATCAGTGCCGCTAGCAAATACTTGAACTTGAGGAGCCCCATTATAAGATGAAACACTAGCCGTTGTCCCAACAAGCAGTTGCCCGGTGTTCGTGATGCGCATCCGCTCTGTGTCACTGGCAGCATCTACATTGGTATAAAAACCCATGAATGTAGGAGAACCGACACCAGAGCTTGATGTAACCTGTACCCTGATTCTGCCGAAAACTCGATCTGTGCCGCCACTAGTACCTTGCCAAACTAAATCATTGTAATCATTTGTAGCCCACGAATCTCCAGGTCTTTGAAGAATTAAAGCACTTTGATTAGTACCCCACAATCTCAATGATGACTGCGTATTACCATAAATATGCATCAATGAAGTAGTAGTTGACGCTGGCAGGCTAACTGCCCCAACCAGCACCCTCCCAGAAGAGTCCAGACGCATTGTCTCCGTGCCACCCTCTGCAAAAGCAATGGTGTCAGCAGCGGGGAAGAAGATGCCAGTGTTGAGGTCGTCAGACTTAGAGATGACTGGAGCCGATGCAGACCCGGCAGAACTGACTGCTAACTGGCCTACGGTCAGGGTGGTGCCGTTGAACGTCAGCGCGCTACCACTCGTCAGCACCTTGCTGCCGTCGAGGTAGGTCACACCGTTGGCGGTGCCGGGGTTGTACGTGAGGGCCCCAGTCATCGCGCCGCCAGACAGCTGCAAATAGCCCGCGGCAGGCAGATATGCCGCAATCCACGCGGAGCCACTCCAGACGCGCATCTCGCTGGCCACGCTGTTCCAATACAGCGCACCCGTCAGCAGCGCGTTGCCGTCGTTGTCCAACGTCGGGTTGGACGTCTTGCTACCCAGGTAGCGGTCGTCGAAGGCGTCGTAAGTGGCCGCCGCATCGTTGGCGCTGGTAGCTGCAGCAGACGCAGAGCCAGACGCAGCAGTCGCGGAGTTTGATGCGTTGGTCGCGCTGGTCGCTGCGGCAGACGCAGAGGCCGCAGCGCTGGTCGTGCTGCCGAAGATCGAGTCGATCTCGGTCTTGGTGTAGGCGTCGGTGATGCCGTAGCCGGACAGCGTGGTCGGGTTGGTCCCGCCGGTCGCGCGTCCGTACAGGTCGATCGTCACGGACTTGTAGGTGCCAGGCGTGATGCCGGTGGCCGCCAAGTCAATCTCGTCGGCGCCCACCACGATGCGCGAGGCCGACGCGGTGTTGACGTTCAGGGTGTTGCCCGTCTTCGTCATGCCGGTGCCGGCCGTCACCTGGCCAGCGCCAGAGAACTGCACCCAGGTCACTGACGTCGAGCCCAGCGTGCCACCCGCGGCCACCGTGCAGACGTAGCCGTTGTCGGCGTTGGCCGTGCCGTCCTCGACGAACACGAAGGCCGACACCAGCTCGGCCCAGGCGTCGGCATCAGCCGCCCTGCTCCACCCGCCAGCGGCCGCGACGTAGATGCCGTTCTGCGACGCAGTGGACTGGTCCTTGACCAGCACCCGGTCTCCAGCAACCACAGACACGCCGTCGATCGTCTGCGCGCCTGACAGTGTGATGTTGGCCGTCGTCGCGACCCGGCAGCTTGCCTTCGCGTCCAGGCCCTGCGCCACCGTGTCGACGTAGGCCTTGTTTGCCGCGTCGCTGTCCAGCGTCGGAGTAGCCAGGCCCGTGATCGTGCCCATCGATCCGGCATTCATGTCCAGCGTGCCGTTGATGGTCACGTTGTTGAACGTCGAGGTGCCGGAGCCTGCGGTCACGTTGCCGGTCACATTGCCGGCCAAGTCGCCTGTGACGTTGCCCGTGACGTTGCCCGTCACGTTGCCGGTCAGCGTGCCAGTGATGCCACCCGACGCAGACAGGGTTGTGAAGGCGCCAGATGAGGGCGTGGTGGCCCCAATCGTCGTGGCATTGATCACCCCACCACCGATGGTCACAGACGAGCCCAGAGAGGCCGCGCCGGTCGCGCTGAGGGTGGTGAAGTTGCCGGCGGCCCGGGTGGTCGCGCCGATCGGCGTGCTGTCGATCGTGGAGCTGGTGATAGCCAGAGACTGCAGAGCCGAGCTGGCCACCAGCGCCGTGCCAGCGCTGTTGACCATGGCCACCTTGTAGCCGTTGCCAGACAGAGTCGGCATCAGGTCGAAGCCGTCGGTGATGGCCTCCAGCTCCGCACGCAGAGCAGCCGACGATCCGGGCGAGTTCGGGGTCGGATAAATCCCGTGATTGTAAAAACTGTTCGGCATGGTCAGCGAAGTCCTCTGCGCATTGTGTAATGAACGATGATGGTGTTGACCGTGAACGACTCAAAAAGGTCCGAAGCACAAGAGACACGGATGGCGATGTTCTCTGCTGTCCCACTGACCTCGATCTCCGACGGCGTGATGTCGGATCCGTCCCACACAAAGTTGTCCCAAATCATGGAGTCCCAATAGCTGGACCTCAAATCCGTCTCGTAATTTTGATCCAGTGGTTGAGGGATTTCTTGGCGACGATAGCCAAGGTCATAGCCAAACTGAATCTCAGCGTAGTAGCTCCCCGACAGCTCCACGCTCGCACGGCGGAAGCGCTTGAGAATTCGCGGCGACTTCATGGAGTCATAGACCAGGTTCACGCTGGCCGCGATGGGGTCGCCGTCGAAGCTCGTGCCCCTGTCAAGCTGATAGACGAAGCCGTTGTCGGATCCAAAGAACGAGATGGCGTTTCCGCTGACGTCCTCACCCTCGTCGCAGCAGAGCACAGGATCCAGGAACTCCACAGGCATGGACCCCAGCAGTTTGCCGTTGACCATTGTCATGTAGATGCCGGTGCCGTCAGAGAAGAACACTCGGTATTGGCCTTTGACTCGGCTCAGCGAGCTCGCGGTCGCGGAGTTGATGCGCTGCTCGAGAAACGGGCGCAGGTTCATCGTGAGCGAGGCCGGCAGGAAGTTGCCGAAGTTCAGCGTCGTGCCCAGGCTGATGACGCCTCGGTCGTCCAAGACGTAGGCCTGGTCCATGTTCTGCGAGGTGTATGGCACCGCACCAGTGCCGGTGTTGAACGTCGACAGAGCGAAGTTCGCCTCGCTCGTGCCGTACAGCACCGACGTGTCGCGCCTGGTGTAGACGCCCAGCGCGCCGCTGGACTGGTCGCCCGGCAAGACGATGAGGTTGGTGATCAGCGCGTTCATGGCGATCTCTCCAGCGCCCAGCACCGGGTCCCATTGGTACGGGAACCCCAGGCCGGAGAACTGCAGCGAGGCGCCGAAGGCAAGGAACAAGTGCTGCTTGTGGACAGCCACATGCGTGGGCTTGTCGTTGGGCATCGTCGTGGCGATCGGCACAAACGTGGTGCCGTCGAACTCGAACGCACGGTTGACGCCGTCGCAGCCGTACAGTCGGTAGTTCGCGTCGCCACCACCAAAGTTGCCGACCACAGTCTCATAGCGGCCGTTCGGCGCCAGTGTGACCGCTGTAGCCGCCCCGCCCGCGTGCGCGCGAGTGGTTCCTGCAACTCGAAGATGCTCCGGCGCGGCAAACGTCCCTGAGGTGCTGGAAAGAATCAACCTGCCAGTTGCGCCCGACCACGATGTGCCGTTTTCAACGACAACGCGGGCCACGACACCCGTGGCCCCGCTTGTTTGCCCAGTGACCGTGTCTCCTTCGGCGATAGCTGTGCCTGTTCCACTATTGAACGCAAGCTCAAAGCCCAATGCAACTGCCGCCCACCCGCCACTTGTGGCCTTGAACATCGCCGCGCTGGCGTTGCCCACCACGTTGCGCCAGGCGTAGACGTCACCCTTGTAAATGGCCACGCCCAGCACGTTGCCAGCGCCCGGCACAGCCTGAATGCTAGTGCGGTACTCGTCGGCCGCAAGGTTGCGGTACTGAGCATCGGTCAGGCCGTCAGCACTCACCCCCTGCAGCTCAGTGATCGTGCCCACCTGCACGGCAGACACCGACACGCCCTCTTGCTCAACAAAGGTCCCCGTCTGGCGGGTGACGACGACCGTGCCTCCGCTGACTGCGATCACCTTGCCGGTGGCCGCGGACGTCATGCCGACGATTGTGTTGCCCACCGACACCGAGCTGGTCAGGTTGCAGACGAGGATGTTGTACAGCGCGGCCGACGGTTTGGCGCGGCCGTCAAAACGCTCGTAGCCGGCGATGCGGGTGTAGCCGCCGCTGACGTTGCACTCGAAGTTGGCGGCCTTGCGCGCGAAGCCTGGCGGCAGAGTCAGCGTCGGCGTGACCTGGTCCAGGCCCCCTGCGAGGCGGATCAGGTCGTACTGAACGCGAGGGAGTTGAGCCTGAGCCATGGTGGAGAATTAGGCCAAGGGATTCCCCAGGTACAGCTCAGGGAGCTGCTCCCGCTCGAGCTGATTGCGCAGCCTCGAGAACTGCGTGGCGCCGCGCTGCAGCACCTCGGGCGCGGCCTCGTACAGGCCGTAGTACTCCATGGCCTTGTAGACGATGGCCATGTGCAAGTGAGTGGGTGCTGCTGGCGTGTCGGTGTTCGCAGCCAGAGACACCGGCAGGATCTGGTACTCGCCGCTGATCTGGTAGATGTCGTCAGGGACTTGGCCGAGCATGACCTTCTTGTCGTTGGGCATGATCGCGAAAACCACAGGCCGGCCGTTGACCTGCACGTTGAAGCGGTAGGTGTTGCGGAAGACCTGGTACTCCCACTCCACCAGCCACTGCTCGTCCTGCACCCCGATGCTCTTCTTCTGGCAGCGGAAGGTGTCCTTCCACCAGTACCGAAGGTCGGTCATTAGGGCGCTGGTGACCGTGTTGGTCACGACGTTCGGATCGTAGTTGCCAGTGCCGGCAACGGTCTCGAACGTGAACGGCTCGCGCATCCAATTCCAGTTGTCGTGCATGCCCTGGATCTCGAGCCATGCGTCGTTGATCCAGTTCACCAGCTTGGCGTACATGCCAGTCTGGCCGGTCACCGACGCAGGGCCACCTCCAGTGACGCCGCACTCGACGGCCAGACGTTGCGCGAGCTGCAGGTAGTTCATCTATCAGACCGGCTGCGACAAAATCTTCTTGAGCCAAGGCACGCCCATCCGAGGGTTCGGGTCGTGCATGACCTGGAAGGGGTAAGTCAAAGACAGCACGTTCTCCTCTTGGAAGCCCATGCTGCCGTCTGGCGCAACGATCTTGCGCTGGCGCACACGCGACTGCTTGGCGTTGGCCAGCACAGCAATGTGATACCTGCGCAGCTTGGCGGTATCGCCTCGGACCACCATGCGGTAGTCGCCGTTGACGTTGACCTCGACGAAGCTGGGCTCGTTCTCGTTGCCCGGCTCGTTGAAGTGAACCTCAAGCTCGTCTCGCATGAAAGACTCTTCGTCGATCTGGTCGGTGCGGATGACACGATCGGTGTCGATCTCGACCCCGCCTGGCGCTGAGGCCTCGGCCGCGGGTGTAACCCGGTTGACGATGTCCACGTCCTCGGACGCGACTGATCGATTGCGCTCGTAGCTGTTGACGGTGCGACTGGTCATGGTGAAGTCTCCTGGTGTTTAAGGGTGGGGGCCACCCGAAGGTGACCCCCTGCCGACTTAGGCAGTCAGCGGGTTGGCCGGCACAGTGGACAGGTTGTAGAAGGTGTCCGTCACGTTGGCAGCACCCAGGTCGGTTGAGCCAGGAGTGAACGTCACGCCAGCCGTCAGCGCGATGCGCAGAGCGGCGACCGGGCACACGCCGTTGGGGGCGTCGGGGTACATCAGCGCCACGCGGCCAGCAGCCAGCTCGGCAGAGTCCACGATCTGGCCCGGCACGATCGACACAGCGCCGCTCGTGTCCAGGCAGATCAGGTACAACCGGGTGGAGCCGTTGACGCCACCAGTGAAGCCGCCGTTGACGTTCTGGATACCGCCGGCAGCCGCCTGGTAAACCGACGGGCCGCTGTAGCTGATCGCGATGTTGTCAGTGATCGCCTTGCTGTAGAAGCGACCGT